CAGCACACTGGTTCGGACACCGTCACCGCGGGCCAGACCTCCAACAAGCGCCTGTCGTACAACCACCCCGTCAAGGAGCTCGTGTGGTGCTTCAACGACCCCGCGACCGGCAACGCCGCGACCGCTCTGTGGAACTTCACCTCGGAGCCCGGTACCTCCGGCATTGTCCTCGAGGCCGACCCCCAGGCTGCTGGCTCCAACGCCTACGTGTCCATCGGCCAGGGTACCGGTGTTCCCCTCCTCCGCACTGGTGCGGACTGGGAAGGCTCTGCCATCAAGTTCCGTGAAGAGACTGTCGGTCCCCTCACCGACTTCAAGCTCATCCTCAACGGTCAGGACCGCTTCAAGGCCCAGAAGGGTAAGTACTTCAACCAGGTCCAGGCCTACAACCACCACTCCGGTAACCCTTACCCCGGTGTGTACTCCTACTCCTTCGCGCTCAAGCCCGAGGAGCACCAGCCTACCGGCACCTGCAACTTCTCGCGCATTGATAACGCGCAGGTCGCTGTCACCGTGCCCGCCGGCATCGCGTCCACCACCATGCACATGTTCGCTGTGAACTACAACGTCCTCCGCATCCAGTCGGGTATGGGTGGTCTCGCCTTCTCCAACTAAGCATTTGGTCTTAGTTTTTTGAAATAAATTAAATAAATCTTCATTTTTAAAATGCACAGTACCAATGCTATTTAAAAACGAAATACGTGATCATGATATGATCCTTCAACCTTGTTGTTTTGCCACTCGTTTTCAGAAAGTGGAAAAAAAACCAAAGCCGTGCATGAAAACCCCGGATGCAGTTAAGTGTGCAACGCGTCACAGGCAGTGTAAAGATTGTCCATTTCAAAAATTCTTTAAATCTGGCAAGGATCGTCCCTATAAACAGTGACGATCGGTGGTTCATCGTCATATCCATAATAACGAATTGATATCCCAAAAAGTTTCATCATTTCTGGGTCAACCTTTTCGTTAATTTCTCTTTTCCAGTTTTTTACAGTTGTTTGAAAATATTCAATTCCGTCATCTGAAAATACACAAATACACATGAATGGTGTACTACGCAACTTTCTCATGTATTCATGTACAGCCATAGGTAAAGGCGATGCCCTCATGTACACCGATTTAAGGATATTAATAACGTAATACCCATGTGAATCGCAAATTATATTGACCTGCATTTCGGGGAACCCCTTTATATATGCTTCAAAATCTGCATTACTGGGGAGAGTTGCGAAAATTGGTGTATTCTCACACACAGTCCCATCGTGGTGACCAATACCTGGATGTGTGTGAAATGACATTTCAGAATACCATACTCTATCAATTTCAGGACCTTCAACTCGGTTTCGTTTTTTTGATGTAACAATATTTGGTTTACTAAACCTGAAATTTTTGTACTTAATATTACCAGCATATTCCCACTGTTTGACAGAAGATAACTTACTCACTTCTTTCAAATCGTGAACCACTCTACGAGAAAGTTTTATTCTCTTCCTCCTAACTGCCATGTTTGGACGCATGATCGCTAGTTTCATTGATGCTCACTAATATACTTACTTATTTAAATTGGACAACATCCTCCAGAAGTCTTGTCCATAACCGCGTCCCAAAGATCCTGAGAACCTGAAAAATTGGACCTATTACCTTCACAAAGCGCTCTTGCATCTGCTGCAGACGCAATATGTCCACTACTGGCCCACTTTTCAAAATCTGCTTCTGAACAATTTCCACAATATCCTTCACAATATTGGGACGAATCCGCCTCGTCCAGACCACTACCTGTACCATTCGCTGCAAGATTGAAAAGATCACTCACACCACCAACAGGATTCATCAAACCACTGGTGAATCCACCCCAAAAACCCCCAGACCCTCCCGAGCCACCGAATATTCCATTTAAAATGGGTATAGCAGACGAAGACGAACAACAAACAGCTAGGAGTATAATTATTGGAGTTGCACCTTTCATATTTTATAATAGACTTAGAAAATAACTACAAAGTGTAATCATGTATGAAGTTTACACTGATGGAAGTTGTCTCGGAAATCCTGGACGTGGTGGCTGGGGTGTGGTTAGTGATAACTTTAAACTCTGTGCTGGACAGTCTAATACCACAAATAACCAGATGGAGATGACTGCGGTTGTTAAAGCCCTTGAGGAGTGCCTTCATAGAAATTATCTAGATGTACGTATTTACACAGACAGTAACTACGTGAAACAGGGTATCACCCAATGGATTCACAATTGGAAGAGGAATGGGTGGAAAACATCCTCAGGTGGGGATGTAAAGAACAAAGAACTTTGGATTCAGATTGATACACTCCGAGGTCAGATGAAGGAAGTTGAATGGAAATGGGTGAAAGCTCATAACGGAAATCCATTAAACGAGGAGGTGGACAAACTTGCGCGATCATGCGCAGAAAAAAATGTCTAAATATATTAAAATGGGTGTAATTATACACACACCAACGTCCAACATTTACGCTTCTATTCACACTTCAGAAATAATGATTACGAAGAACTACCGCGAATCTGATGATAGTAATATAATTTGTGATTATTCTTTAATGTCGGCGTTTAATGTATTTGTGAATGAAGATGAATATAACAACAGAAAGGGAAGCGCTACTTATAATCCCGACAATTATATTGTACACATTACTGTAAGTAGCAATACATTTCCATCTGATCCACACGCTCTTCTTTACGATAAGTTTAAGTTGGGTTTACATTCTTATACTGATGATATTTAAATAAAACTGTAATGTAATGGGAACCCAAAAGGAAACACACCCCTGGTGTGAGAAGCAGGAGAAGCTTCTAAAATCCTGGGCTGAACGTGCAGCTGGATATAGATGGTTGCATAATCATGCACGGCTTCATTATAAGAAGCAAAATGACTGGTTGGCATACCCAAGTATTGTTATAGCTTCAATAACAGGTGTAGGTGGATTTGCTGTCCTTAACCCAAGTGGTAATGAAGATGTATCAATGGAGACTAAGAACAAGATCATGATCGTTCAATATATGTTTGCATTCCTAAATGTACTCGCAGGTATATTGACGAGTATATCAAAGTTTAGCCAAAGTTCAACGTTAGCAGATGCACATTCTCTCATGTGTGTACAGTATTCTAAATACTATAGAAATATAGATATGGAATTGTCTCTAGATGAAGGTGATCGTACATGTGTTATAGAATTTGTTAAGAAGTGTAGGGAAGAGTATGACCGTCTTTTAGACGATGCACCAGATATACCCGCCATTTCTATACAGGCTTTCAATATAGAGTTTCCAGATCGCGTGAATAAACCTGATGTATGTAATGGTCTCAGTATCATCGTGAGTGATGATACAAACTCACAAATTGCGTCGCATACAAGTGTGAAAAGATGGCTGGGTGCATTTAACGGAGTTAGACGTAAAAGTAGAGATGGGGTATCCCAAGATGATTTACATAGAATGGAGAACGTTTAAAATTAAATATGACAATATACTAGAAGTAAAATGAGATACATATTGATACTGATTTTACTAATATTTTGTATGTATGCAACTACAACCAATCACGTCCAATTTATTCAGACGGAGGAGGTTGTTGACAGTGGATTCCATGTGTTTGACGCGTTCAATGAGACTGAAATTAACTACATTTTGGGTCTAATTAATTCAAAGAAGTATGTGGATGCTAAGAAGTTTATACACGAACATCCGGTGGTGATAAAAAGACTTCAGGCCATCTTGGGTGAGGACTATGTGTTTGTTGATTATATTTTCTCCATTGAGAAGTCTAGTATTTCAACTTGCCACCGTGATGAGAATGGAACTGTGTTGAACCCCAAAATGAACCATCCTTCATATACAATCATCTTCTTTTTGGAGGAGATGAAGTCATGTCTGGATGTGATTCCCAAGTCTCACAAGGAGAGAAACAAGATTTACATCACTAAATCAATCAAGAGTGTTGGGTGTGAACCTGGGCAAGCCGTCCTATTTGATGCAAACTTGATACACTCCGGTGCCATTAATGCGAAGAATGACAATAAGAGGATTCAGATGAAGGTGACACACAGAGAGGATTTAGAAAACATTGGTGAGTTTGACAAACAGTATTACCGTGTGGGTGATGCCTCCAAGGATACTTCCGACAAGAATACACTCTTTTACAGACGCATGTCTTGCTTTTTACCCGGTATTTCTGATGTTACTGGTAACGGTAACAATATGCCCGAGTTCATGAAGAAACTCTACAAGAAACTTGTCTACGGTGGTGAGAACAAATATGAACTCAAGGTTGTTGAACCCGAGTAGTAAATTTTCTAACGTATTGTAATGGACAGTTGTTATTATTACAGGGAGTACCGACTTCCAAAGGGTAACTTGGATCCTAGTATAGACTGTACATATGTCCTCATCATGCATGACTCTCCTAGGGAGCATCAAATATATCAGCACATCATGAAAGCCCAACCAACTTCAAGGGTTATTTTTCAATACAACTTTGGTTACAAGAAGTGTGAAAAGTCTTTGCGTGAAAACAAACCAAATATTGATTTGGAAGACGCGTATAAAACTGTGTTTAAACATGCACTTGATAATGGTTACAAAAGAACTCTTGTATTAGAAGATGATTGTGAGTTTGATGAGCGTATTGGAGATCCGGAAATTGTTGAAGATTTAAACACATTTTTCATAGAGAAAAATCCTGACATTTATAACTTGGGAACTACATTCGGGTTTCCACTTCCAACAGATGTGATTGCAGGTAAAACACATCAACTCTTAATGTACAATAGTGCTTCACATGCAGATGTGTACAATGAAAAGTTTATGAAGTATGCGATAGATCACGACTTCATGATGGGACATTCGGATTTTGAGACAAATAGACATCTTTCCAAATATACTTACAAGTTCCCACTCGCATATCAAAAAATTGTAGAAACTGAAAATGCAAAAGAAGGTTGGGGTAGTGCTTATTTTTTATTGGATAATCTCATAGTCAAACCATCTGGTATAGATAAGAATGTTCAACCGGGATATGATAACATAAAGAAGGCCTATGATTACATTAGCGTTATTTGTTTTTTGTCGTGTGTACTTCTCACGATTTACTTAATAAAAATGAAAATGTAGTGTAAGTTGGAATGTTCAGAGATATTTATAAGGATCCTAAGTTTATAGGGGCTCAAACATCACCACCCAACAATGTCACAATAGTAACCACAGATGGCGTTGAGTACTTGGAAACCTCAAATGTTATATTTAGATCAGAAGCCATAATTGATAAACAGATGAAGTTACTTAAAGGTACACCCCGTGGTAAGGATAAGATACGAGAACTCTTCCTAGAACCCATGGTAAAACAGCGAGGACGATTTACCGTGACGGTTTATGAGTTTTGATCCAATAGCTCAGTTGGTTAGAGCGTGGTGCTTATACAAAGTATACACTAGTGGGGTCAAACTCGCATAAGGCACGCCAAGGTCACGGGTTCAAGCCCCGTTTGGATCATTTTTATAAACATTTCTTGTGTGTTTATAAAAATGATTTTATATAGTAGATGAAATACATAGTTATAATACTATTGATACTCGTATTTGTGATTCCATTTCTTCTTTATAAGAGAAAGGTGGATGACGTGGATTTAAACTGTGATGTCAATACCCATGGTGGTCAGGTCACGAGGGGAAAAGGGTTTGTCATCGTTGAGAACATGTTGTCGGAGACGTGTCGTCAGAAACTCGTTGATACGTTTTTGGTGAAAGCTAAGGAGAATAAGAAATTGAATGAAGATGTAAAGTTGAACTTTTATTCGAATGAAAAGTTTTTGAAACAATTGTCTCAAATTGTTGGTGAACAGTTGTATCCCGTCAATTCCCTAGATTTGCAGCGATGTTGGATTAGGTATTACTTTGAGGGTATGAAAGCGCAGTACTACGAAAACTATCACCATGACATCAAGAGGTATGGACCACACGTGAAGCAATATCGTTTAGTCATCCCCATTCATGATACGAGCGATACCACATTTTCCATAGAGGGTCATGGAGAGTTCCCATTCAAAGAGAATATGGGTGTATTCTTAGAGGCTGACAACTGTCTACACAAAGTTGAGTTTAAGAGGGGTGAACGGTTACTCCTTATCATGGACTTTATCAACAAATCATGTGATGACCACCTTAGTCATTACACATGCAGAAGTTTTGGTGGATACTTCAATTGGGTGAGGGACGTTTTGTGGAGAAACTTATCTTCAGCGTATTATAAGGTTGCTAATTCCTAATGACTCTCCAATACACCATCAAGGTTAGGGACACCACAACACCCCGCGACTTGGACAGCATGTTTACACACGCGTGGTCCTACAAGAAACCTGTTCAGTTTGTCATAGATGTTACAGAGTGTAAAAAGGTTTCACTTGGAAGGGTCCTCTCTATGAAGGAGGTCCTTGATCATCATCGCCCGAATTCAAGAAGATATATTGACTATACTACTGTCTTCGTGAAATCGTGGTTGGCTAAGACTGTTCTAAATTTGGGACTCTCTATCATCAGAACTGAGAGACCTGTTTACATTAGTACCCGTACTTGATATCTCTGGGTGTCAAACTAGGGTTTTGTCTAGAAAAGTATTCTTTTCTTCCGTGGTCACTGTGACCAATTGTACTTGGACCACTCCTGTCAATTTTCATAAATCTTCGGAGATCCTTATAATAAACACGGGCACCTTTAGCGATGAGATCTTCAGTTTTATTGTCCACGTGATTATCTATTGGGAAATAATACTTTATGTACTTTTCCATGTTTTGGACGTTGATGAGGTAGCACTTCATACTAGAAATCCAACAGACCTTTTCTAAATTACCATTTATTTCCACAGGTTTTCTGGATAGACAGTGGAAAAAACACATTTCAAAATTATCACCCAAAGTATCTATAACTTTTTGAACTTCGTCGTACATTTTATTTCTCTTTATCATGACATTGTCTTCAAAAATGAGAGCATACTTGACACCGCTGTCAATACATTTTTTCATGATGTTAATGTGACCCAAGTAAGCACCTATTGCACCTAGGTTGAAATAAGTTATATCTGGACGTTTTATAGATGGGTTGTAATGCATCTCTATAGCCTTTTCAAAATATTCACCATCTATGTTGTGTTCATATTCGCGAGCCTTTTTCACATTCTTTGTATCCACTCCATAGACAACTTCAATTGGAATATCTTTGTTGTGACTTTTGAAGAACTTTTCTTGTCTCCTCGTTGAATCTGGTAGAGTTAGAAGAAAACAATCGTAATCATAGTTATTTCTTTTCACATCACTTCTCTTGTAATAGAAGAAGATCAACACAGTGAAGAGCAACACAGTGAAGAGCAACACAATGAGAATTGTTAACATACCTACTTAAACATTAGAAAATAGTTTAATGTAAGATGAACCTCGTTGATGGTATTGGGCTGACAAGTGCAATTCTAATTTCCATCATGTTTGTACCCCAAGTACACCATGTGTACAAGGAGAAGGATACCAATGCGATTGATTACAAGTTTCTTGGACTGAATATGATAGCGAGTTCTATGGGTCTCGTATATTCTGTGTATTACGGTGTAATTCCAATGATCATAGCTAATACATCTGCTGGACTTTTTTCAATATCGTTAATCGGATTTAAGTATGTAAATGAGCTTAAAGAAGAGGTAACTAATATTGATAGATCTGCTCCTATAGTGTAGTTGGTCAACACTGTGGACTTTGAATCCACCACCCCAAGTTCGAATCTTGGTGGGAGCTATCCTCTCTTAGCTCAGTTGGTAGAGCAGTGGACTGTAGTTCCATTTGTCACCTGTTCGATTCAGGTAGAGAGGACCCATTCTCCCATAGCTCAGTTGGTAGAGCGCGCGACTGTTAATCGTGAGGTCACCGGTTCGAACCCGGTTGGGAGAGAAGTAAGCATTCATAGCTCAGTGGTAGAGCGTGCGTTTAGTAAGCGCAAGGCCAGGAGTTCAAACCTCCTTGAGTGCACCATTACTTTTACTATTTGACATTTTCCAACTAGTAAAAGTAACTTAAAACTATATGTACAATGTATTTCAATGCTAAGTGTAACACAATTATTGTTCCAACCCGTCGTTTCCATAAAACGTCGTTTCGGTGGACGACGAAAGGCTGCGAGTTTAGATGCCCCACCACCACCTACGGATGATACCAAGTATTGGGAATTTGGTAAATATTCTTGGAAAGCCACGGTTGAATCCCTTGATAAGGATGGCATCGTTGACAGAACATTCATCGGATATAGTCAGAATATGAACATCACGGAGAGAACCCAGATTGCATGTGACCGTTACAAGCAACCTGGGACTAAATGTACAGAAGCCCAGATGGTGATGAAAGGTGGTGAAAGTGATGAAGTTATTTTTATGAAACCAAAGACGGGTAAAATGATTAATTTGACGAATCCATTTCACTAATATTTATTGGAGGTGCTTCAAGTATCTCAAGTTCATAGATACCTTCCTGGACTTGAGATGGCTTTACATACGCTATACGACAATCTTTAGCGCGAAGGGCGACATTTCCGTTAGGTATCGGAACAGCTATGGGTTTGCATAGGAGGGCGAACATCAAACCTTTCTCTTGAGTTGGAAAATATGTTCAACGATAATCGTGCAACCCAAAAGGGTCAATATAGCGTTGTCATATCTCACACCATAGCCCATAAGTACAAACCCCCATAAAAACGCTAGGAGGTCTGTCATAGGTGCAGCCATATAACTACAATTAGTTTCTGTGGGTAACGAAGCTTCCATCATCTCGTAATAGGCATACCCCAAAATAACTGAAAATAGAATGGCATAAAAGTGTTTCATATAGTTAGTCAATATTATTCTTTTTTATTTTCAAGAAACCATGTATTGATAGTATATCTGTATGTACCGTTTAAAGGTTTGGTAACACCATGTGGATGTGTCCAATAAGGTGGGAATGCTATTGCTTGTCCTCTCTTAAGTCTAATTTTGAATTCCTGATTTGGAAAATACATCTCACCACCTTCATAATCATCATTGAGAGCTATTATAAGACTCATAGACCTTGGATTCTTTTCATCACAACCAGGTTGAGTTCCATCACTATGCAACCGTGTTTCACCATGTATTTTTCTAAGTTGGTATCCCGAATCAGTTGAGATTCTGACTGAACCATTGCATTCTGTAATCTTAGATGCAATACGAGTTACTATCTGGTATATTTCATCGTCCATTTCCCTAGTTGGAGGAGAAGATAAATATTTACATTGGACATTTGTATTATCCCCCCATTTTTCTTCGCCAAGATCTGGTGTATTATCAAGTAGATTTATATACTTGTTACAAGTTTCTTCTGGTATGACATCATCAAACAGAAATATTTGTTTTTTGTGAACCATTTATAAAACATGGATTCATTTTTTTAAATACTATATAACATTATAGTAATGAATCACTGTTTAGTTTTTGGTGCCAGGGGACACTTGGCGAGAACACGTATTATCCCAGCTCTCAAGAAATTGGATTGTCCTCACACTCCCATTTCTAGACAGCAGGTGGCAAACTTGGAACATCTGAGAGATGTTCAGAATGTTGCGGCGTATATGTCTATACCGACACACAACTTTTGTGAAAACGTGGAACCCTACTTGGACTTCGTTGATGCGACGTATATTCTCGAAAAGCCACATGGTCACTCTAAATATGATTTTGAGAGAATCAAAGACTTTATAGATGAAAACAATCTAAAAGTGGTGTACAATGATCACTACCTCGGTAAAGATGTTTTGAAATGTATCCAGACACCTGTGAAACTCGAGTCCATCAAAATCAAGTTACATGAGAGTGGTGACATGAATGAGAGGATTAATTACTTTGATACTGTGGGTATAGTTGGGGACATGTATCAAAGTCATTGTGTCTTATTATTTGCGACAATTATCGCGAAACATACGTTCAGAAATCGTGAAGAAATCTTAAAAGAATTGGCGGCATCACCACCAGAAATAATTCAAATTGCGAGAAACATAGAGTACAAAGGTACAGCGCCTACGGAATGCAAAATCAGACTGAACTACAGGGGTGTTGAATTAGAAGCAGACCTCGCCAAGATGGTTCCTGGGGACAAGTACATTCTCATGAATGATAATGTTAAATGGAACCTAGACATGGGTGGGTGCGCATACGAAAATGTACTCAGGGAAATCAAATGCGGTAACAGTGATATATTTCTAAAAGAGAAAGAGGTTGATTATCTATGGGATCACGCCTCCATAATTTCGTGTTGACCAAAATAGTTGCGTTGCGCCATGATAAACTTCATAGAAGTTGAAGTTTGATGTATAAAATCGTATTGAGTAAGAGCAGCTTGAATAGCTGGACAGGAAATACCCGCAGCGGTACAATACATCATCATGACTCGCGCACTTTCAGCCGTCTCTTCAATGATTGTACGATAGTCTCCACCAATCATCGGACATTCTATGATTGTACCGGAAGACCACGCCTGTTTGATACTTTCATCACAGACAGCTCTAGTATCCATTAGTTCATAACCCTCTAGGAGTGATGTCGCGAAAACAAAACGGAGGGAATCCACTGCAATCCCAAAGTCAATTGCACAATTCTTATGATCAATGGAATTGATAGCTTTGATGTTACGACTCGTAAATCTTGAGTTTACCGCCGAGTTAATGGTAGGTGTAGGAATGCCATACTCTAGACCAATCTCTGAACACCATAGACCTGTGTTGTTCATGTGTCCGATATCAGCAATCTTGTTAAGATCGTATTCATGAAGTACATCCATAGCCGATTTTGTGAGATAGCCGTGGATGTCTGTATTTTCAAGCCTTTTGAGAACCTGACCCATATAGTAACCATCTTGGTTACAGTAGGCGTACACATCGGCGATACCTTGAAGCATACCGTATTCCACACCATTGTGTACCATCTTAGTAAAGTGTCCAACACCATAGTCCTCACCCATATACACGTAACTCTTGGCGAAAGACTTGAAGAGATCCTTGTGTTCCTCAAACGTCTTTTGGGGTCCACCAATCATGAGTGCGGGACCTAGGCGAGCACCCTCTGCACCACCGGAGAGACCAGTTCCAAGGTACCCAATACCCTTGGATTGACAGAACGCACCCCGATTCCTGGATGTTCTGTAAAACTCATTCGAACAATCCACGATAGTGTCACCCCTGGACATCACCAAACTCAGTTTCTTCATCATAGTATCCGTCGTCTCCCCATGTGGGAGAGCTGTGATAATCGTACGAGGCTCCTTCATATCAGAAACCATCTCTTCAACATTTTCGTAGCCCTTCACATGGGCAGACTTCTTGACAATCGCCTTTACCTTTTCGGGTGAACGATTACACACATTGAGTTCCTGAGACTTCTGGATGTTTAGAGCGAGGTTACCACCAATGGAGCCGAGACCGATGAGACCGAGAGACATTATACCTGTCGTACGTTCCATCCTTTTATACTAATTTCACTCTCGTCACACCATGGGTACACCTCCTCACCTACAAAGTTTAGAGCATCCACACCACCCTCAATACATTCTTTACACGTCCCCATACTGTCATCAATTATACAACCAATACCTAGAGCGCGACAAACGTCAACCTTCTTGATTTCATTCTTTGTAAAACTATTTGTTAGGATGACATCATCAAATATACCTGGATAGAAATGTTCAATCCACAATTCAGTGGGTTCCCTAACAATTTCTTGACGACCCGTAACGATATACATTTTATCAAAGATCATATTCAAGTTATTCATAGCGAGTTGGGAACCCTCAATGGGCTTCAGATTGCGAAAGTCTTCTGACATGTAAAAATCATGAAGTATTACTTGGGATTCTTCTTCCGTGCAATTAAAAACTTCTCTATAAAGGTAATTGTATTTCCTGTTTTCAGGTAACTTCACCCCCCTCCTCTTAGCCATAGGTTTCAATAAGTGTACGAGGACTTCATCTACATCTATGGCAATTTTGCTGTTCATTTATTTACCTTAATATTATTCGTAATCTCTAATACACACACCCACCGGGAATCTTGGTACACCAAGGGCAGTAAGGTTTTGGAAACGAACTGTGAGCATCTTTCCGAGGTACTTCTTGTGGTTCTTGTAGTGCTCTTCGCGTTGAGCAATCGTACCCTCTGGCCTCACAGTAAATTCCTGACCATCTTGGGTCTTGCATACCCAAACAACAGCGTCTGCGTCCCTACCGTGACCAGTCTTAGCACCAACAATTTCATATTCCTCTGTCTGAAATTCCTTATACTTGAGAAGGTAATTGCTTCGCTTTCCAACTTCGTATGTACTATTACGATCTCTAATCATAACACCTTCGTAACCCCTTGAAGTAAAGAGGTCGTGATACGTCTTCACATCAGACTTCTTCTTTACGAGGAATGTTTCAATGTTGATACAATCCATGCGTTCTTCAAATGTTAGATTGGGTCTTTCAAGATCAAAATAGTCAAAGATGTGAAAGTCCAAATCTTTTGGATTTGTCTTGAACATACTTGTAATTTCCTCAAAGGTCTTGTCAGGTGCATAACATTCACCATCCAACCATTCACCTTCTCTGAGGCCATCACAAAGATGTTCAACCCCCTTAACAGGTTTACCAGTTCGTGAGAAGCACCCATTCTTGGAGACAAGTAGACGAACTCCATCAATTTTGGGTTGAACGTAGAAGGGTGTGGAGATGTATTGTTGACGATCTTCCCACTTATTGGCCAACATCGGTAGGATTTGGGTACCTTTTGTATTTTCATTGTTCCACATTGTTTGGGCGCGAGCGAGAGCCTTCTCGTACCCCGTCTTCACATTTGTGCGCGATACAGTTACTTTGTCACTTCCAACCATACCACTCGTCTTTACAATGTCAGCGGTACCGTCACCGAGATCTTCTACGTGGATATCGGTAAAACGTTCACGATCATTCTTGTCTTTGCGGATAAGGCGTTCCATTATACGTTTTAATAATTTCTCAACTTTAAATATGATACCAGTCGTAAATTATGGTAGAATGGAGCGACTTAGACCACCAGAACGCACAAACGTGCCAATGAATGCAAATACGTTTGCAATACTTTTTATAGTTTTGTGTTTATTGGGCCTCTATCGAAGATATGTCATGATTAATCAACGGCGTGAGCAATCTTATACTTTAGACACTTTGATGCCGACAAATAGAGGTCTTTCTTCATCAATTTCTTAAATTTTCGGTCAGGGATGTCAGTCTTTGACATGTACATCTTCTTGAGATCCTTCATAAGTTTCTCACAGTTTTTCATCTCATGTTTGAGGTCCCTATACTCTCCCCAAATCTCAGTAGAAATCTGGTGAATGAGAAGGTACGCATTTTGACCCATGCGACGTTCTGAACCACCTAGGAACATGAAAGTGGCCGCAGAGCAACAAGCTCCCTGGGCGATAGTGATAACCTTCACCCTAGACTTTTCGATGATATTCTTGAGAGCAAACCCTGAGTAGACATCACCACCTTCACTCATGATGTGAATACGAATTTGTGGTTCATAACCAATGAGGTCTGCCTTATGTTTGAGAAGCTGAACCTCTAGTTTCTTGAAAGCCTCAACAAACTCCAAGGTGTTCTCAGGTGTAATCTCACCATAGAAATGGATTTCGTTACCGATTGTCTTTGTGCAATCGAGAGAATCGTCGTCGTCGTCAACTTTCTCTTTGTTCATAGGCATTTTTCAATGCTTTCTTTACTCTTGTCACGTCTCTCTGTTTTAACTTACTTCCTACTGCTAAATGATTCATCACATCAAAATCCTGAGGGGTTAAACCATAATCTATCATAGGCTGTAAGTATCCATTTTCTGCATATTTCTTTATAAGACATAGATCCTCTATATGTAGATTGTGACCATATCTCTTTTGAATCTCTTTGTACTTTTGATTTCGCATCTTAAAATTTCCGTACTTTGTCCAACAACTTCCAGGTCTAATTTTATCTCTTTCCAGTACCTGACCCTGATTTGACTTGGGGATCACTAGAGCGTGTAGAACAAAATATGGCATAAGATTCCACTCACCAGTATTATACATTTTTGTATCGTAGATATCTGCATCAGAAAATGCATTCGCTGTGGTCGTTACATCTACACCTTTAGAGTCCAAGTAATTTTCCTGAAAAATGTCCCAAATATGTCCATGTTCATGGATCGAGTCAGGAATACCTATAGGATTTGGGTCACTTAAAATATCCTTAATATACTCCTTTGGTGTTTTGAAAACATCTTTTTCATCAGATCCTTCCATGTACGAGAAGAAGTCTCTGATATTTCCATTACATCTGAACGCAGCACTCTCGGCGAGTGATGATCTATCATCTGTTAGAGTTAACAGTTTTTCAGGTTTGTGTCTAGGTATAAAAATTGTTTCAAAGTTTGGAAACATACACATGTTCGTAGATGTAACCACGAGGGATCCACGTGATACACGATCACCATCGGATACATTCTCTACTAGACTCTTGTATTCAGAATCATAATCTTCAATATACGCATGTTTGGGTGCTGTTTTGATGAACGCAAGGAAATGTGATTTGGACTTTAGATGATCCTTTTCTATCTCCACACTATTCCGTTCATTCAGCACAGACTTCAACACGAATGTCTTCCCCACACCTGATGAACCACAAATGAATACATTCTTTCTCTGGCTAATGTACTTATTCAATAAGTCAATCTGCTTCGTGTGAAGTGTAGCAACAGGCTCTTCTTTTTTTTGTTCAACTATTTTAATGAAGGAGTCCATTGATGACCTTACTAATCAAGCCATAGATTTGGTGCTAGAAAATGACGCACTACAAGAACGTATCGTAAAACCTTTAAAAAGGAAAATTTTACCATATGCATTATGTGCAGCTTTAACTAATATCGCTGTACTCATTCTTTTGGTGTACCTTGCTCAACGTCTATCTCTTCTTCAGACACTGCAGATTTAGCGTCTTCCTCCTCTTCCTCCTCTTCTTCACTTCCTTCAGACTCCATCTCTTCTAAAAGTTTAGTTTTTTGATTGTACTCACTTTTAGATTTGATTAATTCACCCAATTTACTAAATGGTCCACCATTGGTGATAGATTCTGTCAGGTTCGCAACTTTCAACTTTGGTATAGCTCGGACATTAAGGATCTCTGGTTTAGTGAACATGTTGTCCAAAGGATACTCTTTGTCAAAGTCCTTAAGAATACTTGATGGAACGGTTGGTGACTGTTCAATCAGACGATCATATTCAGCTTTACATGTATTTACAAAATCCAGGCCATCTGCACTACGTTCACGTCTAGATAAAGCCAGCATTAGACGAATATTCCGAGACAAGAGACCGTAAGACAATGCCGCTGCCTTGTGATTTTCCATCAATTCGTTAATCTTCAGGAACTGCATAATCGTTGCGATTAGACCAGCTACTAAGTTAAGACCACCAATTATAGCTGGCACAGAAGGTTGTATTGATCCTGGAAATTGACCTTGAGCAAAGTTCGCTGTACCAGTTATGGTTGAGAGAACAATTACAGGCAAAGTGAAACGCATAGAGAGTGTTTTATACATCAGAAATGCTCTATGATTCATATATCTATAACATCCCGAAGCCTCACCCCATTGACGCAATATAGTTTCGTGTTGATCATTCCAACTTTTTTCTCTTAGATCGAGTTCTTGTTTTCTTAATAACGAAGGAGTTATACCTCCATAATTTTCTTCGCTCATCTTATAATAGATGAACATAATATTTTGGATCCATCTTGTTTTTCTTATTGCTATCCTCGTGATTCCCTTCACTAATGATAAACGTAATCTAGAGTTTTACTCTATCCTCATACCCTTTCTATTTTATCACTGGTCTGTAAATGATGATACATGCGCACTCACACAAGCTGAGATGTACGTGACTGGTCAGCAAAAGGAGGAAACATTTATGCACAGAGTTGTGTCCCCCATATATAAGATGGAAGATAACGACATAAATAATCTCACAAAGACTGTGTTTTTCATGTTATGGAGTTTGGTACAATATCGTCTTGGAAGATTTGATATGTTTATTGACGATTTCAAAGATCTCATGGCTGGGAAAGTTCCAAAATGATATAAAGATTTGCTTTTAGTAACAATTAGAACCCCATGAGTAAGTCTCATTACGAACTTATGCAGCACAAAGCCAATATCGGACATTTGGAGAGTCAAAGGAAGTTGATGGAGACGAACTATATGAAATCTCTAGATCTCATCGAGAAAGAGATGAATGAAATTGATAGACGTATCAAAGTGGCAAAGTCTTTGGTAAAGAAGGAACTACTTACAAAGCAATATTCTTATCTGGAAGATATGATTGGTAAGCTAGATGATGAATTTGCTTCCAAGAAGGATGAACTTGATGAGATTATTAAGGAAACTAAGGAACGTGTGAATATTCTCGTTGAGCAGATCAAGAATGAGAAGAATTCTCTAGATTATAACATTGATCAGCTCAAAAATTATATGAATAATCCAGGTACTTACACGATGTCTCAAGTTCTGGAGAAGATGGTTAATTCTCTAGAGATCTTGAGGAAGAAAAAGAGAGATAAAAAGCCTACTTCTTCCGAATGAGTTCCTGAACTCGTTTCATAAACTCCTTATTACGTCTTATTGTCGGGTCAGACTTAATGATACGAAGTAGAGCAGCTGAGGGTATCTTTGGGCTGTTACCTTTGGGCTTCGGTCTAGACTTCAATTTTTTACGCGCACTTTGAATCTGTTTCACTGTTGGCATTTACTTTAGATGAATATTTAAATTGATCAAAGAAGTGAACAGAAATT